TACCGAAATCTCCCCCATGCCATCGTGCCCTGGGTAGTAGTTCTGGTTGCGCCACGTGACGATGTCGCGCACCGCCATATCGCGCAGTTCGAGTGCTCGACGCTTGTCCTCTTGGCCGTAGAAGTACACGCCGACCATGATGGGCTTGTAGACGTCCTGGCCCAGCGGGCCGTCTTTTTCTACAGCAATAAACATGAAATCGGGCTTATGACCGGTGACCGTTTCATACCCATCACAGTAGTGAGCATCCTGAATGTGGTAGTTGTGGGCGCTGCCATCACGGGCAAATGCGGACTCGCTGGCATTGCGTACAAATTTCAGGTCAACCAGCACATGGTCTGGTCGCGTCCAGTCTGGCCGGCACTTCAGCAGTTCCCCTGTCTCAGGGTGGCGCCAGTAGATGCTGGATTCCGCTTCCCCTTCATCCAGCAGCACTGCGGCCTCGGGGTGATTCAGCACAGCTTCGCGGTAGCGCAGAGCGTGGATGTACTCGTTTTGAGTCATGATGACCCGCTCTCCGGCCTGCTCACGGAACTGCTCTTTAAGCTCGTCAAGGAACACCGCATCGGGTTTGAAAGTGCGGATCCGCTCTGCCATCTCGGCCTTGGTGCCATTCAGGGGAAGGGGGGAAGGGAGCGAATTGATATGGCCGGCCCGCTCAGCTTGTTTGATGCCCAGCAGGGCGTAGTTCTCGAGGACTGTCGGATAAGCACCAGATGTTTTGATTGGCTTGGGCAGGCTGTCGTTGTAGGCCTTGATGCAGGATTTCAGCGTTGTCGCTGTGCGCTTGTCGTCCTCCCCCAGGGTTTGGAATGCACTTGGCAGCGACTCATAAGCTGCTTCGTTCTCTCCCACGCTTTTGCCAGCCTCAACGGATTTCGGCAGCTTGGCATTGTGCGCCTCGATAGCCTGGACAAGCTCTTCAATGGGCGGCTTTGCTTCAAGGTCATCGTTGTACTTCTGGATGACGGCCTTCAGTTGTTCCGCTCCTGCGAGCGCACCCTCCGGCCACTGCGGCTCAACGGCGTAGTCGGTCTCGAAATCACCGAACTCCAACACGATTTTGTGCAGGATCTTGCCTTCGCGGAATGCCGCTGTTTCTTTCTGCCCGTTTCCTTCCACCTTGTAGTAAAGGTAGTGCTGGCCGGATACCAGAGCCCAGTCAATGCCCCCCTTGGATATCCCGTCACCACCATGGTACGCCTCGTTTGGAATGCCGCGGTAAATGCCGGGACCTGCAGGCTTGAATCTGGTGATAACGGCATCGGCGATCTGAGTCTTCTCGAGAGTGTTTTCCATGGTAGTTCCTTGGTGGTTAAAAAGTACGTCCATGGCAGCAAGCGCCTTGTCCATGGCGTTCGCCTTGGCTTTGTCCATGCGAGCCCTGGATTCGGTGATGATGCGGAATTGACGTTGATTGAGGATGTGGCGTGGAGTTGGGGGACCAACGAGAACAGGTTCTGGAATATTGCTTGCAACTGGCTCCGGTTCAGGGCCTCGTTCTGAGTGGCGGTGCTGGATACCAAAGCTCATGGCTAAAGCTCCATCTCAAGGCGCAGCCGGCGCCGTTCGTGGTGCTCTTCTATGCGGCGGCGAGTAGCAACACTCTTTTGTGCTGCCTGACGTTCTGCTGTGGAGAGGTATTCGGCCTCTTTGCGTTTTCGACTCGGAGGAACGACAGCACAAAGGAATGCCGCCACCTGGGCCTCTGTCAGTGGTTTCATGGGATGTCCTGTGATGGTTATCCGAAAATGGTGGGGAGCGGTCATCGCGAGAGGGACGAGCTGTCCATCTTGAGATATCCGCTATATCGAACCGGCGATGGAGCTGAAAAGGCATAACGTGAGCAGGAAGGCGCTGAACTTGATGGCTTCACCGTACCGGAGCCAGACTTGCCGGAATAAACCGGGAGGCCGGCGGCGCACATAATCAGTTGCTTGAGGCTGCATGGTTGTTTCCTTGTGGCCGTAGAAACGAAAAACCCAGCACGATGGCTGGGCTTTCTGTAGGTGGTTGTCGGTTGGTGCCGAACCTTCCCCCGGTGTTACTCTCGGTTTTCCACAACAAAGAACCGAGGGAGGTTCGACATGGCTATAACTCTTGATTATTGCGTGAAGTCCGTTAACGCAATCCCCGTCTCTTCTGGGCCGGGAGCAATAATTCTAAAGATGGAAAGTAGGCTTTTTGTCTATCCAGACTTGGAGCAGCCGCTGCCTTACCATTTGGATCTGAGGCTTGACGAACAGCAAATAGACCAATTGCTGTCTCAGCTCCAAAATCTGAAAAAAGAGATGGCATGAGCAGGCGTAGGCATAGCCGCGTAAGCTTGTGACGCCAGGTGATCGGGGTTATATCGAGTGGTGCTGGCACGTCAAGAACCAGTAGCACAGTGTGAAACCCCGGTTCCTTAACATCTAACTCTGGCAGCCAAGTAGCGAATCCTGGCTCGTTCACGATGCATCTTGATGCATCAATATCTTCTGTATTTTTCAATCGGGTATCCTCCTTTTTGCAAAGTTGTCGATTCAGGCGAATATCGAGATGGCAAGTACGATGAACAACACAAGCATCTTCAAGTCAAAAATCAATTTCCAATGCTGTTCTTGAATCGCCTTAAATTTTGCTCTGGACGGGGCCTTTGGCAGCGGCATCCAGTGTGTGAGTTTCAATGGTTTGCCCGATAGTGTCCCTCGCCAATAGCCGTGATGGTGGCTGAGGATAAAAATGGCCCCTTTATCATCGCGAACCAATACTGGCACTCTATCGGACGGGAATCCCACGGCCTCTAGCGGTCTCCAGTCAATGCTTTGCAGACTTGGAAGCGGCATCCAGTGCATGACTTCGGGGGCTTCACGCCTCACCAAATAGCGGGGGCTCCAGTCGCCGCCCCTGTGATTTCCGATAAAGCGCTCCCCGACCTCGTCGCAGACGAGGACGCCTATGTTTTCAGGTGGGTACGTCCCAAATTTTAACAATATCCAGTCAGGCATAAATTCAATCCTCAACCATGCTTCAGCCTGGAACCCCCTGTAACAAGAGGCTTCAGTCGTTTCATGGTCTGGGTCCTTTGGTGGGGAATTAGGCGCTAGTCACACTGATGGTCAGTTGCTTGCCACGTCCCATGAAATCAGCCAGGGCGGCGACGCGATCCTGTTGTTGGGTGACACGGTGTCGCTGGCTTGTATCCAGCACATCCAGATTGACGTTGACGCTGACCTCGACCAGCTTGTGGGTTTCGCGCTCCAGCGCCTTGGCGTATTGCTTGGTGGCAATGGCGATCTGTTCGGACGGGTGAGCCAGCTCGTAACCTTGACCTCGCTTGATGTCGAGATAGATTTTGCGCTCGGTAAGCAGTAGCTCCCGCAACTCACTGACGCTGCTAAGTACCTGCCATTCGTAGTCATCGCGGGCAGCGTCATATTCTTGGCCTGTGTGGTACAGCTCTGGAAATGGACGCTCCAGCCCCAGCATGCGTCGCATGTCGGCGTGACTGATGAAATCGCCGTAGTTCAGTCCGAGCGCATCCCAGGCGGTCAGTCTCTCTTCTGGGGTCATCCTGCCACCTCCACGGTGAAGCGGCCGTAAGTGCCGCCACAGGTTGGGCGCCAGTCGCCCACGCCCACATAGCGACCGGCGTTGCCGAGCACCGTCAGCAGTTCGCTGCGATCCAGCCGGGTGTCGTCGAATTCGATGTGAAATACCAGTTGCCAACCTGCCGGGAAACGCGGTCGGTGGCGCATCACCCGGGCGGTACCCACCTTGACGCTCTTGGCCAGCGAGAAACCCGGGGTATCTACCAACTGCTGCGGGTCTTGCGGACCGTCGTAGAGCAGCGAGATCTCATCTTCCAGCACCAACAGGCTGCGCTTGAATTCGGTGCCCAGTTTGTTGAGCTTGGCCGCCTCGGTCAGGCAGGCTTTTAAATTACTGCCCGGCAGGTGGATGCCATTGGCCTTGCTGTAGTAGATCGCCCCCAGCAGTTCTGAGCGGGCAATCTCCTCATGGTCGGTGTCGGATTTCTTGCGCTTGGAGGTCAACGCCTTGTGCGCCTTGGTCATCGGATCCAGCGGGTCGCTAAAGCGGTCGCTGTGCATTAGTAACGGGGTGGTGCCCGTCAGTGTCAGTTTTAGTGTTGCCATCTTTATAGTCCTCGTTGATGCGCCCTTCCGGGCCCTTGCCTTACCTCGCCCAGCCACGCTCCGCCAGGCCGCGCCACGCTAGGCCACAGTTGTTAACGCTCGCGCGTCGCAAAGCCGACTCGTGGAATCGGCTTTACGCCCGTCTGAGCCCTCGCCGCGCCATACCCGGCCGCGCCGTGACTTGTCCTGCCTCGCCATACCGCGCCCTGCCGCAGCGCCAAGAGCACTCAATGAATGCGCTTGGCGCTGGGCGGTTTTTAACGAGGACCGCCGCCTCCCGTGCCGTGCCGAACCGAGCCAAGCACCGCCATGCCGAGCACCGCCGATCCGTGCCGAGCACCGCCGATCCCAGCTTGAAACCCCCTATTGCTAAGGGGTTTCAAGCTGGCCACTGTTGCTAGTGGCTAGCTGTCACCTTCCAGCGCCATGTTCCGGTTTGACGGGTTAATGGCGATCTGCCGGGCCAGCAGATTTCGAGTGGTGACTGCCCTATCCGAATTGTTAAAGAGCGGTGCAACGCTGAATTCAGGTTGCAAGAAGCCGAAGCGCACTTTTGGCACTTTTTGAAATGAGCTTTGGCTACGGCGCCATCAGGGAGGCGTCTGACCCGAATCGAAATGAAGTGCCGGTCTTTCCCGACTGTCCGCTAAGCATTCACACATCCGGCACCCCGTTGCACCGGTCTATGTCTGTTTGCTCCTTGCCGCGCCAGAGGCATGCGGAGTTCAACGCTCAAGGGCTGTCGGTGTTTTTCGTACCCCCACCACCGCCGACTGGGTGGGTCTCTGGTGTCTCTGAAATCAATTATAAGCAAGCTTACATTTAGTGCGCAAGCATGAAAGTAAGATATCTTATATTTTGAGGTGTAAAAAAGCCCACCATGTTGGTGGGCTGCTCTTGGGACGAGCTCGCGTGGCTAATCGTGGTCAGGGTTCGCCTGCAAAATGACTATTGGCTCTTCCACAATGGCACAATTATCGGCGGCGTCTACGGCGTCGGTGTTCAACCATGGTCCCGATGATTTGGATGGATTGCCTGTCTGACCTCATAGTGGCGTAATCTTCATTTAGCGGGGCCAATTCGAAAATTTCTTTGCCATCTTCAGTAAATCCGCGGGGGCGGTACTTCTTAAAGGTAGCCTCTTCTTCTCCATTTTTGGCAACCACGAAGTCACCGGGGTGTAGCGGTTCGTCAGGATCTATCAGCACCAGGTCGCCCTCAGTAAATTCTGGCTCCATAGAGTTACCACGGATCACAATAGCAAAGGCTCGTGCTCCCAGATTGAGATCGGTGGAGATATAGAGCAAGTTGCCATCATAGCCTCTTAACTCGCTGGTTTCGGTCCAGACTCCGGCCTGCACATAGCTGATCACCGGTATACGGTGAGTGTCAGGCTGTGCAATCTCCATGTTGTTCTCAACCGAAGGTTTAAGAGCTCCACCGTAAAGAATGTAGTCAGGCGTTACTCCAAACAGCTTTGCTGCATTAAGCAGATTTTCACCGCTTGGTGTTGTTTTATTGCTTTCCCACTGCACTACGCTTGGCGCTTTGATACCGAGCATTGAAGCTAGTTTTACTTGAGTTAGGCCGAGATTTTTTCGAAGCCGCCTAATCCGCTCTCCTACCGATTCCACATGCACCCCCTGAACAAATGAATATAAGTAACCTTATATCATCTTGATAGAAGTTTTCTTTCTATGTACTATAAGCATGCTTTTATTTGGGGGAGCATATGACCAAGAACGAAGCCTTAAGCAAGTTCGGCGAAAAGCGAGCTGAGCAGATCAAGCGAATGGCCGACATGCTCAACATCAAGCGGGAGGCCATCTACCAGTGGGGTAACGAAATTCCTGAACTGAGGGCCTATCAAATTAAGAGGCTGGAATGTGAAGGCTTATTACCTGTTGGCGCAGAGAACCATCAAGGAAACGTTAAGTCTGGAAGAACCGGTATCTAGTCAAGCTAGTCCATTCCAAGGCTCGTAAGTTAAGGGGGGGAACGATGCCGCACATAAAAAACAGCCCCGCACTGTTGGAGCAGTCGGGGCTGGATTCATTTCTTGCGGAGAAAGGAACATGAACAAGCGTACAGAACAAACCCTAATGGTGCAAGACCATCACCTTTTCCACATCCCGGAGACACTACCAAAGCTGATCGTCGACGTTAATGGAGCTTTTCTGGACTACTCAGGGTTGCTGATCCCGGTTACGGCTGAGCAGGCCAACCACCACCTGGCTTGCTTACAGCAGCACCTGCAGGAGGTGGCCTATGTCTCCTGAGACGTTTATCGAACGCAACGTGTCCAAGGTGTTGACTGCGGAGGGGTTCGCATCGCCGGCGATACGTGCCGCGGTAAAGGAGGCCGTGCGGGTATTTCGTACCACGCCGAACTTTGCCAAGTGTCTTGAAGAGGCCAGGAAAGCTGCCAAGAAGATGACCAAGCCGAAACGAGCGAGGGGAGGGCAGCAATGGGTGAAGTAGTCAGGCTATCGGCCCCGGTGGCTGCACCATCCCGAAGAAAGGTATGCAACGTGACAGACAATCGCCGCAGTGGGTTTGTCCTGCTGTACAAGAGCTTGAAGGAGGCGCCGTTCTACCGTGATCCGGTGCGCAAGTCGCTGTGGCTGCACCTGTTGCTTGAGGCTGCGCATGAGCGCTGCGAGGTGACCTTCAACAGCAATCGCCTGCTTCTTCAGCGCGGGCAGATCGTTGGATCGGCCCGGTCTCTGGGGGAGGCCTGTGGCATCTCAGAAGATAGCGCCCGTCGCTCCCTGGATGCTTTCGAGCAGGAGGGAATGATCAGTCGCTCCAGCAAGCAGGGCACCAGAGGTTATACCTTGGTAACTCTACTCAATTACGACCCCTACCAGCGCGGAGTTTCAGAACACATTGGCGCGGAGTTAGGCGCGGAGTTCAAACCCGCATCAGATAAGGGGTTAGAGGGGGTATCGCAATCTGATGGCGCGGAGTTAGGCGCGGAGTTTCACGCCGAAGATCTAAACAATATAAACAATAAAACAAAAGATCTTAAAGATCCTTTGTCTCAGATTTCTGACGAAATTTTCGACGATGATACGGAGCATTCCTCTGCTGGTTGTTCCGTTGCAGCAGAACCAGAACCCAAATCCCGGGTCATTCCCGAGGCGGCTATTCAAACTCCCAGCGGCAAGGCATGGGGGACTGCAGAAGACCTGACTACTGCGCAGTGGATGTTCAAGCGTGTGCTGAAGATCAACGCCACGGCTCTCGAGCCAAATTGGTCGCAGTGGGCAAACGTGATCCGCCTGATGCGTGAGATTGATCACCGCAGCCACCGAGAGATCTGTGAGTTGTACAACTGGGTGAACCGGGATTCTTTCTGGTGCACCAACATCCTGGCCCCGCAGAAGCTGCGTCAACAGTGGGATCGGTTACAGGCCAGAAGGCTTAATGGGCCACGTCCTGCAGCAGGTGGTGATCATACCGATCTGACCAAATCCATGACCGCCGATGAACTAAATCGCCGGATGCAGGAGGGGTTTTGATGGGCATGAAACCACTGAGCTCCGTTCTTGAGGAAATGACCCCAAGCAGTCTGGCCGGGCTGGTTAACCAGTCACAACAACGAACAGTGACGGACCACGACTCGCAAACGGTGTCGATGCTGTTTGAGCAGTTGAAGATCGTGTTCCCGGCCTGGAAGCACGCATTCCCGACAGATGACTCCCAGCGCCGCGCTTTGGCGGAATGGACCCGCGCCCTGGTCGACGCCAACTGCACTAGCCGTGAACAGCTGCAACTGGGTATGCGGGTTGCCCGCGAGCAGGAAGTCCCCTTCTTCCCAAGCACCGGCATGTTTATCAAGTGGTGCCAGATCACGCCTGAAACACTGGGTCTGCCGAGTATTGATCAGGCGCTGGCGGATGTGTCACGTCATCGCAAAAGCCACCCAGCCGTAGTTATTGCAGCTCGGGCCACCCGGTTCGAGCGCCAGACCCTGACCGCCGACGAATACCGCAAGGTGTTTGCCCAGGCCTACGACCAAGTTGTGCGCCGGGTGATGGCCGGCGAGGACATTGATGCGGAAGTGCTGAAGGGGTTGCCAACTCGCGAGCATATCCAACACAGCCCGGAGTTTTACCAGCAGGCAGGCCAGCGTGGGGTTGCCAGTCTCAAGGCATTGTTCAAGCGAGGAGGATTGTTGTGATGCCCGGTCACCGATTCGTGGCAGAAGAAAATCAAAAGGTAAGTTACAACCTTGCCTTGCTGCCACCGATTGAGCGCCGGCGCATTGAGCTGATCAAGCAGGCCCATTTGCTTATGTGGAAACGACGGCGAGGCCAGATTGGACGGGATGTGGTCGTGGCCGCCATTGAAGACGTTGAAGATGAGAACCGAGAGTGGTTTCGCGAACGGTTGAACGAGATTAAGAGCCAAGAAGAGGCGACACCCTCTTTGCGGCGTATGGGGAGGCGGTGATGGAAATGACGCTGGTGAAGATGCAGGGCGGAGTTCTGGTTCCATCCACTCAGGCAGATGCTGACGCGATAAAGGATCTGCCGATGGGCTCGATGGTTCGAGCTAAGAGCAGTGGTGGTCAGCGGAACTTGGCGTTTCATCGTCGATTCTTCGCCTTGCTCAACTTGACGTTTGAATATTGGGAGCCTGCCGGCGGCATGGTATCGCCAGCTGAACAGGGGATTCTGACCCGGTTTACACGCTACCTGTCCCAGTTCGGATCTGGGCCGGTGATAGTCCAGGCCAAGGATGCATTTATCGAACAGCTCGCCAACAGCCGAGTCGAGCGCCATGGCCCCCAGGCAGAGAAGTCATTTGAGGTAATGCGCAAGTGGCTGACGGTCGAAGCGGGGTACTACACGACGGTGGTACTGCCGAATGGCGGGGTGCGTCGGGAGGCTATGAGTATCAGTTTTGGAAAGATGAAAGAGCCTGAGTTTAAAGACCTGTACCGAGCGGTATTTGGTGTTTGCTGGCGCTATGTGTTGAGCAAGCAGTTTAGCTCCGAGGTGGAGGTAGATAACGCCGTCTCTCAGTTGATGGGATTTGCGTAGGAGGAAGTGGCAAATGCTGAAACAAAAAACCTATCGCAGTAAAAAATGGCTGGCTGCTGTTGGCAGTATTGATCAGTGCGTTCTGTGCGGTGCTTGGGGGACACAGGTTGCTCACCGAAATGAGGGCAAAGGGATGGGGATGAAAGTTGATGACAGCGCTACAGCGGCACTTTGTCCCAGCTGCCATCACGACATAGACAACGGGAAAGGGTTATCTCGAGAAGACCGTAGGCAGATGATGGACCGTGCCATTGTTTTGACCGTCATCCAAGTCACCCGAAGTGGGTTGGTTGTCCCAGCGTGATGGAGGTTATGAATGCGCTTTGAATATGCAATCGCAATAGGCGATCCTCGTTCGGTGATGCTGCAGGCCTATCAGGCCCAGTCAACCGGGCGTTCTCATTTAACAAAGAGTGATGTGATGACCGCGCTGGGATTTGTTCAGAAACATGAAGGGGCTGGATTGGCATTGGCTGGAGCGCGTTATTGCAAAGATCTGGTGGATGCGAGAAAGGCCCTAGTTGCAGTGAAAGGGGAGTGTGCTCGCATTGCTCCCCGTTACGTAGGGGCCAACAAGTCGCGGGAACATGGTATGGCCCTGAGCCGGGTGGCCGGGCTGGCGCTGGAGCACTATTGCCGTACGGTTGATACTCCTGGGGCGGCTTGCCACCCTCAGTTCTGCCGCGGGAGGGGGGTAATACGTGACATGGAACAGAGCCGCCTTCATGGGAAGCCCGTCGATAAGATCTGCCCACGGTGTGGTGGCACGGGTTTGCGTTCCATCCCGGGAGCTAGCATACGGAGGACCATAGAAGTGTTGTTGGGGAAAAATTTGAGCCGAGGTGAATGGGAAAATGGTTGGCACCCACTCTATCAGGCGGTACTGGCTTGGTGCCATGTGCAGGAGAGTGAGGCTGGGGTGGATTATCGCCGAGTGACGAAGGAGGAATAATCGTGGTGGGTTATATGTAGATCTAAGCCCCAACCAAGGCCCCGTTTATCCGGGGCCTGTTTCTTTCAGCACGGCTTTGCTGACGTGGGACAAACACGTCAGCCTTGTCCACTCAGGCCATTGCTCGTATATCCAAGTCGGAAAAATTGGTCACCTTGACAGAACCATCTGGAAAGCGTGCAACTACCTCAAGTTCCCCCCCCATGGCCTCGATGTGACTGCGCAGTGTAGAGATGTACATATCGGTGCGCTTCTCCATTTTGGCAATAGCTGGTTGCTGAACATGCAACACTTCAGCCAGCATCTTTTGGGACAAACCACGCGCTTGGCGCAGTTCATCCAGCGGCATCTCTGCCAGCATGGCATTTGTTTTTTCTAGTGCACGAGCCTGTGACTCAGGAGTCATCTTGGCGCGTAGGTCGGTAAATTTCTTAGCCATTGGCGAGGCCCTCCTGCTTTAGTTGCTCGAGATGTTCATCATAGAGGCGGTCCGCTATAGGTATATGAACATCATACCAGCGATCATCCCCAGTTTTATTGCCACCAATCAGTAGGATGGCTGCTCTGCGTGGGTCGAATGCATATAGTGTCCGGATGGGGGCACCTGCATGTTGTGTCCGCAGCTCACGCATGTGGCTGTGTTTGGAGCCGTTAATCCCACTGCAGTGCGGGTGCTTCAGCTGTGGGCCACATTGTTCCAGTAAGCCGACTGATGCTGAAACTGATTCTTGCTCTTCTTGACTAAGGCTAGACCACCATTCTTCAAACTCGTCGGTATACTCAATTTCCCACATGACTTTACACATCTGATAAGTAATTGGTGGGCAGTGTAAGTTGGCAAAAACATTCCGTCAATGGAATGTGACTTCACATTTATAGCGTAGTTCATTTACCAAGCCTGCAATTTTGTGTAAACTTCAGCCCTAATGATGGAGGACTGCACCCGAAAGGTTGTGGTCCTTTTGTTTTTCTGGCTCAGCGTCGGCAACTACGTTGTTTTCACGGCCAGTTACAATCCTGCTATCTACCTAATAACCGGCCATCGAGCCGGTTTTTTTGTTCCCCATATTTATCTGATGACGAACTCAGTCATCTATTGGATGACATATGCCATATCGCGAGTCTGCCATCTGGGAGAGTCTGGCCGCTTGGGTTGCAGCTCACTGGCCCACTGTTTATGGGGTGCTGCTCTCCATCCTGATCGCTTGGTTACGTATCACCTACGGCGGTGGCCGTGGCCGGGCCCGCACGCTGGAAATGCTGCTGTGCGGTGCTATCACGTTGGCCGCCAGTAGCGGGTTTGCTTGGATCGGGATACCTGGCCAAGCCAGCGGCTTTGTTGGCGGCATGATTGGCCTGCTGGGGGTCGACACCCTGCGCGATGCCGCCAAGCGCTTCCTGGACAAAAAATCGCAATAGCGAGGCACGCATGACAACACCACCCTACAGCCGCAACCTCACCGCCTTTTTGGACATGCTCGCCTTCTCGGAAGGCACCAAGGGGCGCGGCGATGACGGTTACAACAAGCTGGTCAACCCGGGCGAGCTCTTTGACAGCTACGCCACCCACCCCAACCAGTTGATCGAAGTGCGGCCAGGACTGAAAAGCACCGCCGCCGGCCGCTATCAGTTCCTCAGCACCTACTGGCCGCACTACCGCGATCAGCTCGGCCTGCCGGACTTTGGCCCCGCTTCCCAGGACAAATGGGCGGTGCAGCTTATCCGCGAGCGGCGCGCCCTAGCCGATGTGGAAGCCGGTCGCATTGAGGTGGCCATCATCAAGTGCGCCAACATCTGGGCAAGCCTGCCCGGCGCCGGCTACAACCAGCCCGAGCACCCGCTGTCCGTGCTGCTGGCCAAGTTCACCGAGTTTGGTGGGGAGCTGGCATGAAAACGACCTTGATCCCGGTGGCCCTGCTGGTCGCCCTGTTCAGCACCGTGGTGTGGTGGCAAGGCGGGCGCATTGATGAGGCCCGTGAGCAGATTGGTCAGTCTAGCCAGCGTATCGCCGATCTGGCCAAAGCCAACGAATCCCAAGCGGCGCAGATCGCGCTGGCCGCCCAAGAACGCGCTCAGGCCTATGCCCTGCTCCAGCAGCTCGGTGTCCAGCTTGATGAGATTGCACAGCAGACCAACCGGAGTACCCATGCCGTCAAAGAGAGCCTGGCCCCAACCCAAGGCCGCCCGAACTGCCGTGATGAGCCTCTGCCTGCTGGCACTGTGCGCCTGCTCAAACAGCCCGCAGCCGGCAACAGTAGTGCAACTGGTACCGGTACTGCCTCCGGCAGGGCTGATGCCCCGTTGCCCTGAGCCACAGTTTGCTGGTCACACCTTTGGCGATGCGGTGGCCTTTATCCCCGTCTTGCAGGGGGCTATACGCAGCTGTCAGGCCCAGATAAACAGCCAGAGAAACTGGTTCATTCAACAACAGGAATCTAAACCTGAGCAAAACTGACCACGCATTTATCTGTATTGCCAGCGGTCCGTCGCTGACGCGAGAGGACTGTGCCCTGGTCAGTCGTTCCGGTCTGCCAATCATCGCTGCTAACTCCAGCTGTATGGCGGTGCCGGAGTGCCAGTACATCTTCGCCAGTGACTACAGCTGGTGGTTGCATCACCGGGGCGCAGTCCCTGCGGGTCCAGAGTTATGGACGCAAAGTCGACGGGCCGCCGCGGCATTTGGCCTTCGGCTTTTCCGCCCGGCAGATAGCGGCCCCTTCAACTCTGGACAGCGGGCCATACAGCTGGCGGCGCACCTTGGGGCCACCCGGATCATTCTGCTGGGATATGACTGCACGCTGGCAAACGGCATCCACTGGCACGGCCCACACCCTGGAGTAATGCATAACCCAACCCCGACCGAGGTCGAGCGATGGCAGGCTGATTTTGCCTGTCTGGTTGATCAACTGCGAGATGTGGAAATCATCAATGCCTCGCGCAACACCAGGCTCACCTGTTTCACACGTTCAACTATCGAGGCCGTACTTAATGCCTGAAAAGCTCTACTTCGCAGGAATGGAAGGGATCGGAGACAACATCAATCAGCGTTGCTTCATCAAGGCGCTGGCGGATAAGGGTCACGAAATCTGGCTGAAAACGCCGTTGCCGGAAATCTATCGTGATATCCCAGGTGTTCACTTCGTTCGTGCAAACACCCAGCTGCGCACCCAGAAGGTCAGTGAGCAGCAATCCCAAGTTCGTTTTGTCCCTGAGCCGCCGGGTGTGCCCCGCAAGCGGATCTTCTACGGAAACGGCCACCTGCAGAAGGGGAGTGTTTTCGATGCCATGGCCGAGCAGTTCGGTATTCGGCCAGCGGTGATGGACTTACCGAGCTATGAGCCGGCAAACATCCAGACAACGGCTGGTAAGCCTGTAGCGGTGATCCGCCCGACCACTGAGCGGGATGAATGGCATAACGCCAGCCGGGGGCCTCTGAACGAATACATCGACGATACGGCAAGACAGCTGGCAATCGCCGGGTTTCATGTGATCAGCATTGCTGATGTGAAGGAGGGGGAGGAGTGGATACCGGGTCGCGAGCCTTTCGCACACCAGAAGTTCCATCATGGTGAGCTCTCCATCTGGCAGATGCTGGCCCTTGTCGAGCGGGCGGATATCGTGCTGACCGGCCCTTGTGTTGTCATGCACGCCGCCCTTGCCTACCAGCGCCCGATGATTTGCGTGGGCGGAGGGAACGGCGGCAATAACCACCACCTCAAGGTGACCGACCCGGACTGTTGCCAAGGCTTGTCTTCATCCCTGTTTGTCTACCCGGATAACTATTGCTGCTGTCAGGAGATGATCCACGACTGCGATAAGACCATCACCGGGTTGGCCGCTCAGGTCGCCCCGTTCATCAACATGGTGTATACCGCCGCTCGCAAACGGAAGTCTGAATGAAGCAGTTCACTGATGAGATTGAACACGGCCTAGTGTGGTTGCCTGAGCTCGGCATGGGGAGATACCCGGTACCGGCAGAGCGTCCATACGATGAAGGTTACTTCGCAAAGTACCGGCAACTGGCGGACACCGACCTTGGCCGGGAGTTGACTGCGGCGCGGGTCCGGCTGGTTAGTCGGCATTACGATGGCCCGTTGCTGGATGTCGGTATCGGTGCCGGCCAGTTCGTTGAGGCCAGACCAAACACCTGCGGGTTTGATGTGAACCCTGCAGGTGTCGCGTGGCTGTCTCAACGTGGTCTATGGGCTGACCTATACGATGGCGGTCATCCCGCTCTGTCGTTCTGGGACAGCCTGGAACATATCGACCGGCCGGACATTGCTGTTGGCCTAGCTGATAAGTGGGTGTTTGTATCTGTGCCGATCTTCTCTGGTGCTGAACATGTCATCGGCTCCCGTCATTTCCGGCGTGATGAACATATCTGGTACTGGACGCATGATGGTCTGATTAGCTGGTTCGCAGAGCATGGCTTTCAGCTGGTCGAGCACAACGCCATTGAGAGTGAGCTGGGTCGAGAGGGGATAAGTAGTTACGCCTTTCAACGCAACGAGTAAGTCATATGTCAAAGCCGGACTGGGGAAAGCTTCAGGAGCGGTTCCTGTCCGAGCACACCAGATCCGGCATCTCACCGAAAGACTGGTGTGAAGCGCAGGGACTGAACTATGCATCTGCCCGGAGGTACATTAAAAAGCCTCCTCAAACTGCGCAGAAAGCACTGCGCAAAACTGCGCACAATAAAACTGCGCAAGTCACTGCGCAAAAGTCCAAGCAAGCCACGCCATCAAAGGGGATGGCTAGAAAGAACAAGAGCAACACTGCGCAGAAGTCTGATCCGGAAAGATCCGCTTTTTGCGCAGCGCTGAAGGAAAGCGAATCCCTCTTCGTTGCCTACTACCTCGAGAGCCGTGACAAGTACGAAGCGTATCGCCGAGCTGGCTACACCGGCAGCGATAGAAATGCCAGGATGCTTTACCGAAAGCCTGCGATAGCGAAGGCCATCAATCAGGGCATCGAGCAGTTAAGTGAGCAAGCGATACTGAATGCTCAGGACATCCTCCGGCACTGGCATGAGATTGCTATTGCTGACCCCGGTGAGATTTCTCAGATGCGGCGCGTGTGCTGCCGATACTGCTGGGGGATTGATCACCACTATCAGTGGATTGATGACGCAGAGTACAGCAGGGAAGAAGCGAAGGCGGCAAGGGACAACAGGCCGCCCCCTGACCAATCAGGTGGATTCGATTTCATTGGTAACGATGACCCTAACCCCGAGTGTCCCAAATGCGCGGGGGAAGGTATCGAGAATGTCTATCTGGCTGACACGCGTGATCTTGCTGGGCCAGCCCGTCGGTTGATCGCCGGGGTCAAAATGACCAAGTTCGGCATAGAGGTCATCACGCGTGACCAGGACGCTGCGTTAAAGAATCTCGCCTCCTTCCACAACCTCGCCTCTAGTGAGCGCGACCGGGAACTCCGGTTGCTTGAGATAGAGCGCGTTCGTCTGAGCAATGAAAAGCTGAAAGCCGAGATCGAGAAGATCCGCACTGGTGACAAGGAGGGCAGCCTCATTGTCGTGCATAACGCCCTGCAGATCCCCGGCGCTGTGCAGCCCACTGACGAGGGTGAATGATGGCGGAGATATTCTGCAGGAAGCTGCACACCGCTCAGTCTCGTATCTGGACGGAAGGAAGCGAGCACCAGTATAACGTCGTGCGATGTGGCCGCCGGTGGGGCAAGACTGCCATCCTTGGCAATATCGCCATCTCATACGCCACCTCATTGTTCAAAGAGACGGGCGGTGAGCGGCTTCAGGGGGGGCGGGTCGGCATCTTCACGGCGGAGTACCGCCAGCAGCAGGAAATCTTCGACTATCTCGAAGAGGCCCTGCTGCCGCTGATCAAGAGCAAGTCACGCAGTGACGGGCGGATCATCCTGAAGAACCGCGGGCGTATCGATTTCTGGGTCACGAACAATAACCCGCTTGCCGGGCGTGGCCGTGAATACGATGTGGTGCTGATTGACGAAGCGGCATTCACCAAGTCGCCGGAGATGCTGGAAGAAATCTGGCCGAAGTCGATCAAGCCGACCCTGCTGACTCGCCGTGGCCGTGCGTGGGTATTTTCAACACCGAATGGCAATGATGACCTGAACTTCTTCTATGCCGTTTGCTGTGACAAATCACTCGGGTTTCATGAGCATCACGCCCCGACATCGAGTAACCCCTACGTTCCGCCTGATGAACTGGAGAAGGAGCGCAAGAATAACGACCCGAGAGTCTTTCAGCAGGAGTTCGAGGCTGAATTCATTGACTGGTCGAAAGACGCATTGCTGGATATCGATGCGTGGCTGGAGGATGGCAAGCCGGTAGCAATGCCGACCACGTGCGACATGATATTCGCTGTCTCCGATACGGCCCTCAAAGGGGGAACCGAGAACGATGGCACCGGCTTTGTCTACTTCGCCTATGAGCAGACCTACACCGAACCCCGCTTGACGATCATCGACTGGGACGTCACCCAGATAAAGGCGTCGTTGCTCCCTGAATACATGCCCACTGTTTACGACAACCTCGAGCGCCTGGCGAAGATTTGCCGCCCGCGCTTGGGCAGTCAGGGTGTGTTCATGGAAGACGCGGCAATGGGCGCAATCCTGAATCAGAAGGCGGAGAGTGAAGGGTGGGACATGAAGCCCATCAAGTCAGCGCTGACGAGCAAAGGGAAAGACGAACGGGCCGTTTTGGCTTCGGGGCACCATTATCTCGGCAAGTGCAAAATCGCGCAGGAAGCCCATGCCAAAGCGGTGACATTCAAACAGGTCACTGCCAACCACCTCATGAAGCAAGTCGCCGGCTTTCACCTGGCGGACCCGAAAGCACACAAACGTGCTGATGACCTCTTCGACTGCTACACGTATGGCCTGATCATCGCGTTCGGGAACTACGACGCACTTTAAACAGGACCTCCAATGGCTGGAATCCATCTCGACAACCACCTCAGTTCCGAACTGATGCAGATACTCGGCAGCGAAGCGATCAAGCCGGGCACGGACGTTGGCTACCAGCTTTGCAAGCTGCTTTGGCAGTTTCACCCCTTGGGTGGGAAGCTGGTTGAAAAGCCGATCAACATGGCTATGTGCAAACCCCGCTCCTACAACGTGGAAACCGACCCGGATGAGCGGGTTGTTCGCCAGTTCCGCGAAGTGTGGGAGCGGATGGAGATCAACGACAAGATCAAGAACCTGTTCTACCTGTCCCGCTGTTACGGTGCTGCGGCCATTGGCGTCGGTACTGATGGGGTGACATGCAAAGAGCCACTCCCGACCTTCGGGCTGCGAGAGGAGGACGTCTATATCAACGTCTGGGACCCGCTCAATGCTGCCGGTTCTATGGTCACAGACCAGAACCCCAATAGCCGGTACTTTCAACAGGCCAACACCACACTCAAGATCTCGTCGAAGAGCTGGCACCCCTCCCGCACGATGAAGCTCTTCAATGGCACGCCAATCTATCTGGAGTATCAAAACTCAACGTTCGGTTTTACCGGCCGCAGTGTGTTCCAGCGTGTGCTCTACCCGATGAAGTCCTACATCAGCACGATGGTCGCCAACAACCTGGTGGCGAAAAAAGCCGGGGTGCTGGTTGCCAAGGTCAAACAAAACGGGTCGGTGGCCAGCGGGATCATGGCCGCGGCTACTGGCAAGAAGCGCGAGAACGTCAAGATTGCCGAGAATGAGGGTGTCCTCAGTATCGGTACTGAGGACGATATCGAATCCCTCAACTTGCAGAACATCGACAAGGCGCTGTCCACCTCTCGCGACAACATAATCAGCGATATTTCTGCGGGGAGTGATGTGCCGGCCATCCTGATCAAGGAGGAGGCGTTCTCCAACGGATTCGGGGAGGGTAAGGAAGACTCGAAGGCGATCAGCCAGTACATCGACGGCGTTCGCCAGGCTATCGAACCGGTGATGGACTATTTCGAACGCTTGGTGAGGTACATCGCCTGGAGTGAGGAGTTCTATGAATCGCTGAAAAACGACTTCCCGGACATCATCACCGACGACTACCAGACCACGTTTCGTCTCTGGGAACGTGAGTTTGATGCACAGTGGCAAGAGCTGGTGGAAGAGTCGCCAGACAAGCGGCGGGAGAGCGACAGCAAAGTCGTGCAGCAGGCCGGGGGGCTGTTCGCGATCATGGCTCCCCAGCTTGACCCTGAGAACCGAGCAATGGCAGCTGAGTGGCTCGCCAGCGTTACCAATGCCACAGAAACCTACGGCGGCTCACCCATGATCATCGACAAAGACGCTCTGTCGAAATACCAGCCACCACTATCGCAGGAGCTGAATAATGGCGGACAAACGAACCAGCCGGCAGGGGAAGAAGAAGAGGTCTAAAACCCTCTATGAGGTGCTGACTGAGGCGGTCAACTACTACATCAACAACGGATGGGACAGTGAAAAGTCGCTGTTTGACTGGGGCCGGCGGTTGCGAGTCGCCGCCAGTCGTCATGCCGCAAATAAAGACGGGACGAAGAAGCACCTCACCGCCATCTATACCCGTCTGGTCACGGACGGCGGCGCACTGCGAGATCAGCCTCCTGATGGCCCCAAGAAGGTCACTCTCGACAAGATCAAACCTGAGCTGAGAAAAGAGTTGGACAGGCGCATCTTTGCCAGCGCCAGCTTGATCAAGCTCAACAGAGATCAAGCCGTAGAGCGCACCATCCAGCGCTTTGAAGGCTGGGTAACCTCAATCCCGCCGGATGGCGTGAGCGAGATAGAGCGGGTTGAGAAGAAACAGGAAATCAGCAAGTCCATTCAAGAGCTCGACTTCATCAGTCGCCGTGTGGCGATAGATCAGGGCCACAAGCTGGCCAGCAACGTGAAATACCTCCTTTCTGTGCAGAGCGGCGCTATCGCATTTCGTTGGCACTCCAACTGGCGCAGGCCCGGTTATGACTACCGTCGGGATCATAAGGAACGGGATGAGGCCATCTACCTGATCCGGGGGGCTTGGGCTGACGAGAAGGGGCTGCTTAAAGCAGTTAACGGTTATTACGACGAGATCACTGCCGCCGGTGAAGAGGTTTTTTGCAGCTGTCAGGTGTTCCCGATTTATGCCCCTCAGAAGCTACCAGCCGAATTTTTAACGGAGAAGGGAAAACGTGAGTTTAACCGAACTTGAAGTCGCGCAGCGGATCCGGGACGGCACTGTGCCTTCCCCCGTGAAGTTCTCGAATATGTGGCTGGTGAATTTGCGTATCACCGGGACTGGGTTGGCATACCGTACTGGCCTGAAGGAGCACGTTTGGCGAGACCCAAAGCTCTATCTGAACGATATCTTCCTGCAGCGCTGCAACGGGCTGCCGGTCATTGCCAATCACCCTGATGATGCCGTCCTGACCGAGCAGGACTTCACTGAACGCATCGTCGGGTCCGTGATGCTGCCGTATATCCGCGGTGACGAAGTATGGGCGGTGTGCCGCATCTACATTCGCGACATCGTGGATGAAATCGTGAGGGGCTCCGTTTCGACGAGCCCCTCAGTCGTATTTAACAGCTCATCCGGGAATGTGGAGGTGCAAGAAGGGGACACGAACTTCCTCATTGAGGGCGTTCCGTTCCTGCTTGACCACATCGCCCTGGTAACAGAGGACCACGGCTCAATAGGCGTGTGGGACAAAGACAGGATCCCAGCCGGGGTCGAGGTATCCAACAGCACAGGTGATATTGATATGACCGAAGAAGAACTGAAAGCCGCACTCAGCAAGGTGATGGCCGATGCATTGGGTCCGCTAGTGATCCGCATGGACTCGCTGGAGCAGGGGGCGAAGGCCCGCGCAGATGCGGCAGAGGCCGAAAAGAAAGAAGCCCTGGCAAAGGCTGACGCGGCTGAAGAGCAGCGCAAGGCCGATGAGGCTGAGGAGCAGAAAAAGGCCGACGAAGAGAAGGCGAAAGCCGACGCCGAAGCCGAGGAGCAGCGCAAAGCTGACCAGGCCAAGGTGGATGAAGATAAAGCCAAGGCTGACGAAGAGGAAAAAGCCAAATCAGATTCGGACATGGCCGAAGCGCAAGCCAAGGCAGACTCCAGCTACGGTTCAGTGGGCAAGCGTGCCCCGGCACCATTCTCCGGCGAAAAGCCACTGGATTATCGCAAGCGGGTGCTGATGGGGATGCAAAAACACTCCTCGAAGCACAAAGACGTGAACATCCGGGCCATCGCTGACTCAGCCACCCTTGCGGTGCTTGAGGAGGCCATTTACAGCGCGGCACGCACCTCCATCGAGGAAGAGATGAACAACACCCTGGGGCAACTGCATAAGCGTGTCCGTAACGATGAAGCCGGGCGTTCTATCACCGAATTCCACGGTGATCCCAATGTGTGGCTGTCGGCGTTCAAGACCCCTGGCCGCGTCCTTTCCAAAATCAACACTCAAGGGAGCCTGAACAATGGCCGCAGTTAATTTCGATCCTTTCAAAACGCAGGGGGCCTTTTCCGGCTTGTTCAACGTCGAGTCACGTGGCCTGACCCAGGGCGATGCGCAGGATGATCCTGCCATTCGCCTGCAGCTGTGTTCCGGCACGTTGGAAGATGCGCTGGACGCGCCAATTTGGGGCGGTATTGGTGTGATGGAATGCATCGCGCCAACCCTCTCCGATGTGTCCGGCGCACTCATCAAAAAGGCGACAGCCTCTGTGTGCAACGCCTTCTCCGTCGTCAACCAGGCATACCATGGCATCACCACTGCTGGTAATCCGGTACCGCTCTATCTTGCTGGTGGTTCTGTCCATTACTACCGGATCGGCTCCGGGGCTCGCGTACCCCTGCCGATCAGTGAGGCCGTTGCCGCCCTGGCAAATGGCGATGAGCCAGTCGGTTCAGATGGTTTCGTCTGGGATATGACGAAAAACGTCGTCGATGTCTATTCCAGTGGTTCCTCTGCAAACCCGACGGTAAACATCAAGCTGCTGATGGTATCCGTGCAAGGGAACCTGACAGTGAAAAAAGAGGCCAGCGGCAACGTCGTCTGGGAAAACGACAAGCCTTGCGGCCTGTTCTTGATTTGAGGAGTAAGCAATGAGCGCATTCGCACCGGCGATCACCACCGTATCGCCTTCCATGATGCTGCCGGAAATCATCATGCAGTACAGCATGGCTTCCGGCGCATTCGATATCCTGCCTGGCTCTGCGCCGACCGTGAAAATCGGTTCCAGTGATCTCGTTGTGTACCAGAAGTATCTGCGTGCAACAACTCAGGCCCATGTCGGTCAATCGCTGCCCGGCCAGCTGCCATCCGCCAGCATCACCGGCGGGTATGACCAGATGATGACCTACCGCATCTCTACCCGTTCCCAGTACAGCTATCTGGATACGGACGCGGCGAGCCGTTGGGGCTACTCGCTGGTGGATGGCCTGCGCTTGGCGAACCGGCAGGGCCACGCCCAGCAGCTGCGCAACATGCTGCTGTACGGCGTGAAGGCGTCGAACAATGAGGGGATCACGAACTCCCCAAGCGCCACTACCGTGAACCTGGGTAGCGACAGCCATGGCAACGATGCGTACACCACCTGGGATGCCGGTGAAATGGCGAAATTCATTCTTGGCCTGATCGCTGATCAGAAAACCAAGATGATGCTGCTGGGCCAGCCGCTGACCACCATCGTGCTCTGCCCGCAGCGCTTCATGAAGGCGTTGGAATGGACAGGCGTCGTAGAGCTGACGAAATACCAACGCCCTGGAGCAGGTACGGCGACTGTTGGCACGATGGTGAAAACCATCGCAGGTGATGCCAGCGGTGATGATGTTGTCTTCTGCCAGGATGACACCCTCATCGGTAAAGGGGCCGGTGATACGGACCTGATCATCGTGACCAACCCGGAGCTGGTTGTGCCGGAGGCCCGTCAGGACATCAACACCAACATCTTTGCCACGCTGACACCGAACCAGCAGGCAGTAAACGTGATGTTCTGTGATGTGGCCGCCCCGACTGAAATCCCATCCCCGATGCCAGACGGCGGGCTGACCACGCTCTACACCATGCGTGCAACACCGGGCTGGAACTTCCGTCCGGAAGGTGTGACGTTGCTGTCGGCCAAATATCAGTAATAGCGGCAGTTTTACTCGAACCAATCTGGGGAGCATTTGCTCCCCATTTTTATTAGGAAAAACCATGAAGCTTTTCATCATCAACTGCTCCCGCCAGGCTCACAACTTCAATTACAAGTTGCCGGAAAGAACGCAGTCGTTTGGGTTCACAGTTCCATCCGGCCGGCAGCAGGTCATTGAGCAGCCACCTGAGGTGATCGACTGCATTATCAGGCAGCACGAACCCTATGGGTTCCAGCACAAGAGCAAAGTGAACAAGCACTTTTCAGGCATTTGCTATTCAACTGATGGCGCTGCCACTGAATCGGAAATTATTGATAAATCCGAGCAGAAACTGGAAAACCTCGATGACCGTTCACAGCAGATCCTGGAGGCCAGCGCCCTCACGCTGAATCACGCCGTAGAAAGCGCGGTGATCCAAGGCGGGGAGGCCCCGAAAGAAGATGGCATCGTGATGGAGATCAAGGGGGAGGCCGTCAATCAGGATCAGGTCAACCCGGCGAAAGTCGACAAGAAAGTGCAGGTGAAAAAGTAATGACCATACGCCCGACGTTTGGCGGCTATGTCCGTTTCGTTCGTGGCGTAATGGGTGTCCCAAACACCGCCATCTCCGATGATGATCCCACGCTGAAATGTTGCTACGAGTCGGCGCTGGAATTGATGCCGAAGGGGATGGGGTTGCAGTGCCTCCCCATTATCTACACGAACACGGTATACAACGCTGGCGGCTCCCTTTTGCTCCGGTTCGCCGCAGACACGCCGCCATCCACTTACTTCGCAGACCTGCGCAAGAGCCTGAAGCTGAACGTGGCGACATACGGCCTGATGAGCTCAGCGGCAGATCAAGGCACCTCTGGTTTAATGGTGATCAGTGATGCACTCAGCAACCTGACGCTGGCCGACCTGATGATGATGCAAGACCCCTATGGTCGGGCCGCTATCGCAGTCCTGATGGAGCTGGGGCCTGTCTGGGGGTACACGCCATGAAAATCTGCCTGGGGGTCATCGACCAACCGTATGACTACGGCGACAGATCGGCGACGACTCACGAAGTGGCCGAAGCGCTTGAAGATGAATACGGGCTCTTTACGCACTTCTGGGAGGTACGTGCCGGCGACATCTGCGCCGAGGTGGGGGAGGCGGTGGCTTATGCATTGGTCAACCACATCCAGCACAGCGCCCCAATGGTCAGCGGTGAACTGCTGGGGGAAACCATGCAGCAGTTCAGCATCTTCCTTGAGGGGGAGGAGATGGCGGGGTTGTCAGTCGATGTTCCCACCCAGGCTGCCTTGGAAGGTAAAAACTCGCGCTTAAAGCAGGAGTATGGCCCGCGGCGCCCTTCATTTATTGATGGGGGGCTTCTTAAATCTTCGTTTGTTGCATGGGTAGGTGACGATGCCGAGTCTTGAGGAATTGGCGCAACAGACAGGGACCCAGCTTTCCGGGGTACTGCAATCAGCGGTTGAGACCATATCGTCTGGCCAAGAGATTGCCTTCACGCTGTATGTGAGGATGGTGCTGCCGCTGGATGGGTTCGTGTACTGGGTGAATGCCTCAATTGTGAGTCCCAAAGAGCTGGAACGGATGGAGCTCGCAGCTGCCCCCAAAAGCAGGTCGATAAAGGGGAGCTTGCACCGGCAAGTTGTGACCGAACAGAACGATACGACGTCACGGGATGTGAACAGCGTCATCTTCACACCGATAGAGAAGATTGACGACTTCAATACGCAGGATCCGAATTCACTTTATCTGGGGGAGTACGACGGGGCCAAGTTCAGCTTTTCCCGGATGGAGAGTCGCTACACACAGTCTGGCATTTTCCATTACCGGGGGACGGCGATACTTCCCACGATGCGCTCCCAGATCATTGACGACCCTGGGGACATCAATGAAGAGCAGATCATATCGAATAGCACGCCGATATGGCTTGGTCTAAAGCAGTTCGCCACTGTCTACGCTTCGTTCCTCATACCGTCCAACTTGCGTCCACCGTACATCGTTGCGGATGTGCGCAACACCACCCCTCTGCAGGTGGCTCCCATCCAACGTGATGGCCGGCGCTACCAGTTCGCACAAGACACGGTCCGCGTGACGCTCTACGGGTTCAGCAATCAGCTCGCGCTCGATTTCGTGGACTTCGTTGTGAACTCCGCGCTGGAGGACGAGCAATTTGGCATTACCAACATGCCACTCATCTCGGACAGCAAAGTGAATCAGGTCGAGCTCAACGCATTGGCAAAGAAAAAGACCGTCGATTTCGACATCAACTACTACCAGGGCACGACGCGGGACGTCTCGCGACAGCTCATCAAAGAAGCCATCTTCAACTACGAGGTTCTGTAATGGGATACAACATCGTCACTGTCAACGTCTCTCAGACAATCGGCGCGACGCCGTCCAATCTGCAGCAGATGTCGGCAGTTATCTCCTTTGGTTCGACTCTGCAGGAGCCGGGTACGCCTGTGTTGCTTACGAAAGCGCAGGATATCAACGACCTGGTTGGGCTCTCAATTGGCACGCTGGAAGCAGAGGCGTCGTCGTTCGGTTCGGACTTCACACTGACGTTGCCGGCGGGAAGTGCGATTGAGCGTGATCCGGGTAGCGAGTTGGAGATCACCATCTCTGGTTGCTCGCCGACGAGCTGGAACGGCACTTACACCGCAACGCTGACCGACACCAGCACGCTGAACTGGACTGACAGCACATCTTCGCTGGATGGCTCACCGACGACGCTGGGGAAATTCGCCATCACCAGCAGCGATCAGCTTGTGACCGCCGTGGAGACGTTTTTTGCACAGGGCAGCTCTGTCGGCACCTACCTGCTGGAGCTGGGGTATCAGGGGGATGTGGTCGCAGATGAGGTCGCTGCACTCAAAGCCTACATGCAGGAGCCGCTGCTGCGCTTCTATGCCTATCTGGTCCCCGAACCATGGAAAGGGGATGCCGATTTCATCACGCTGGCGAAACTCTACACAGCGAACGAAGCGAAGCAGTACTTCTTTGCGCTGGAGGACACGCCTGCAGACACGAATTACATCAGCCCGTATGCCGATATCAAGTCGATCATCGCGACCGCGGATGACACCTGGCCGACCACCAACGCCGCGGCGGCCACGATGTGGAATTTCGTCTCCGCATCCCCCTCCGGGATCAACAAGGTGCCCCCAATGGCATTTCGATTCCTGCAGGCGGTGAACGCCAACAAGGCGAAAGACAGCATTCTCAGGACGATGACCGCCCAGAATATCAACTACGTCGACACCGGCGCAGAGGGCGGCATTGCCAACACCATCCTGGTGAAGGGGGTGACCTGCGACGGTAACGACATGACCTACTGGTACTCCGTCGACTGGGTACAGATCAACGTCGATATGGCGCTGGCGAACGAAGTGATCAACGGCAGCAACAACCCCATCAATCCGCTCTACTACGACCAGGACGGCGTCGACCGCCTGCAACAGCGTGCCCAGTCCGTGTTCAACACCGGCGTGACGTACGGTCTGGTGAACGGTCAAACGCCCGTCAGCGCTATCCCGTTCAAAACCTATGTGAAGGACAACCCGGAAGACTACGGCATCGGTCGCTATGCCGGACTGTCGGCCAAGTACACGCCCATGCGTGGCTTCACTGAAATCATCTTCAACATCAACGTGACCATGCAGCTGTCCTAAAGGAGTCTGAACCGTGGCAAATCCAATGATCCCCGTAGGCGTGTTGAATCGCGTCCGCGCCAGCATCAAATTCACAGACCACCCCGAGCTCAATGTATCGGCCTCCTACCTGGCGAAAGAAGGCGTCGAGCTCACCTTTCAGGGAAACATGACCGACTTCCTCCCGGCGATGACCGGAGCGGTCCAGTCCCCGCAGCCCTACATGCTCATGCAGGCGAAAGTCCACTTGCTGCGCAGTCAGGCGCTGGGGGCGCAATACAAGGCGCAGTGGGAGAAAAACACCGCCATCGGCGATGCCAAGGTTTTCTCCGACAGCAGCACCTTTGGTGATTTCGAGGTGATGAACACCGCGATCACCAGCGTGCAGGACATGTCCTTTGCTGGCGGCCAGCCCGGGGTGGCGATCACCATCACCGGCACCTATTACATCAACTCTGAAATGTGGGACCTCTAATGAAAATTTCTCGAAATTTGAACCTTGTTCTGCCGGTTGAAACAGAAATGGGGCGTGGGTTCGTCCACGCCGCGCCCATCTCCAGTGAGGTATATCGACAGCACTTCTTCGTGCTCAGCAAAACCTTCTCTGCCATTTTCTCCGAAGGCCTTGGTGTGGTAGCTGGGCCTCGGGTGGCTTACCTGATGCTGGAGAAAATCTGCGCAGACCTCAAGATTTGGGATGGCGCCGATGGCGTCAAGAACACCCTGGTGACCGAGATCATCCGCTTGTCCAGCCTTGTCTACCCAGTAGAGGGAAAAGGCTGGGACACTGTGCCGTTGGATGTCGCCATTGAGCGGGGCGTCGTTGAGCTGGATGAGGCAATCGGTGAACTCGTTTTTTTCTCATGCGTCTGTGCGATCAACAAGCCCCCACAGGCGAAGGTGCTGATGGAGCAGGTCGGTGGAATTTGGGGCAGTGCAATCACATCCTCGGGGCTTACGGATTGGACTGCTTCGTTGCCGACATCGACGCAGGCCGCCAGTTCTGGCGAGACGGTGAGCACGTTATCAGCGATATCCTCGACTACTGCGCCGGCACAGGGTTCGCAGACCTCTGGGCTGATTCCGGAATAGACATCAAGACAGCAGCTCAGCTCCGGGAGCTGCTGAAATTTAAACAACCGAGAGGCATGTTCTGATGGCTGGAAATCAATTGCCGGTTCTCACGCTGGATTTCAGCGATGAGAAAATCCAGAAGCTCCAGGAGATTGCCGACAAGTTCAAAACTGCATTAAGCATCGGTCCCGGCGGCCTTCCCGTCCCGTCAACGCCATCGGCTCCTTTGCCTGCGCCGGTGACTCCTCCCGGTAGCACAACGGAGAACGGGAAAAAGCAAACGGGTGAAACTGAGTTCGACAAATTCCTCAAGGAGCTCAACAAAGATGCGCAAGGAACCCTCAAGACTTTTGGCCTCATCAACAAGACACTTGGGGCAACTACCAGCACCCTGAAGGGATTATTCGAAACTACGGTATCGTGGGGGGCCAAGATTGCATCTATCGCTGTTGTTGGCCCTTTCGGCTACGGCTATATGGCGCACAAGGTGGCAGAGCAGTACACAGGGGCTCAAGGGCTTAATTTGACCTTGGGGCAGATGGATGCTGCCAAGAGTGTTTACGGAACCCGTATATCGGGCACGGATAACATTCTTCAGTTTCTGGCCAATGCGCAGAACAAGCCCAGCGACCCTGCGTATTCTGCGCTGACTAGCCTGCACCTAAACCCTCTTGATAACCCAGCTGAAAACCTGCCGAAGTTCATGACAGAGGTGTCTGGCTTATTGGAGCAATACAGGGGGCGTGGTGTTTCCCAATCAATACTGGAAGCACAGAAGCTGGATGGCGCCATCGACGTTGCAACCGCCAACCAGATACTTGCAAACAGCGACCAGATACCGGGGCTTAACGACACGTTTTCTCAGCGTTCACGGCAGCTAGACCAAACGCTCACCCCGGCTATGCTGGGGCAGTATCAGGACACGTCCTCCAATCTGGTTCACGATGCAGACCGAATTGGCAACGCGTTTATTGCTGCACTGGCGAGGCTCAACAGGCCAATCAACCTCCTTTCTGACAACCTGACAAGCAGTATTGAGCGCTTTCTGAATGGCCCCAATGGTCAGGCCGTGTTCGATACGCTGGAAGGGGGGTTGCAGATGTTTGCAGACTGGCTTGGCAGCGATGAGTTTAAAAGTGACTTAGGGTCTTTCTCTCGGGCGGTGAAGAGCTTGGCAGAAGGCACTTGGTCAATCATTAGGTTCTTCGGAGGGAGTGACGAAGAACAGAAAAAAATCATAGAGGAGACTGAGAGGAAAAGCAGCTTTGCACTCAAGGATGGGGAGTCTAGGCCACCTCCAACATTGATGGGTTTTGGCAATGCTGTAGGCGGATCTCTCTTGGCTACTGCCAAAGCAGGCATGGAAATCCCCACGAAGTCACTGATTGAAAAAATAGAGCGGGGTGGCCCCGAGGTCATGAAAAGCTCTACGAGTGGGCTTCAAAAATATGCAGAAATGATTAACACGAGAAGCATGCTGCCACAAAACCTGTTGGCTAGCGTTGCTGACGTTGAATCAGGGTGGGATCCAAATGCGGAATCCTCCGCTGGCGCTGTTGGATTGTTCCAGTTCATGCCTGAGACAGCAAAAGCATACGGCTTGGAGGGGGCTGCACTTTTTGACCCGCACAAGCAAACCAATGCTGCCGCTCGTTATTTCAGTGACCTAAGCAAGCGCTACGGTGGGGACATAACCAAAATGCTGTCCCAGTACAACGGGGGCAATAAAGCGGTATCTGATGATGGAAGTCTCAATCTTAAGCAAGAGACGGTGAACTACTTGCTAAAGCTCCTGCCAAGGATTGAGGGGGCATTGGATCAGCACCCAGACATCATGGGGCAGCTTTATGGTGCCCAGTCTGCACTTGCTAATCGGGGGCAAGATGCTCGCATCAACATACAGATAGACCAGAAACCAGGCTCCAACATTGATGCCCAGGTGAATGGTATAAGTTTGGTAAGGAGGTAGCATGGCACTCAATTATCTCGGCCAGGCTTTCAAGTTGACCTTCGAGATTTCCCCAATTTTGCTTGTTGATGGCATCGCCTCTGATATTCCAGGTGGTGTGATGCCTATTGCTGTGCTGACGGAGGGGCTCAGCATTGTAAATGGCTTGCTACATGGAGAGATTGGCAAGGGGCCGACTGCCGCATTCACGCCGATGGCTGGCACTACTCTGGTGCAGCAGGATGTGGGGGCGATGTGCTTTTACAACCTGCTTACGGCTGCGAATTCCGTGGTACGCAAGCCTAACCGGGTCATCATGCAGATGATACGGCCTGCATCAACACAGGATGGAGGGTATGTCACCAAGGGGATGACCTTTACTGCCCTCAAGCTGGCGCTAGACATGCATAACGCACAGGGAGGGAGCTATACCGTCATGACCCCTTCTTTCATCTACACAGGGTGCCTGCTGAGGTCTGTCGTGGACACATCTGGATTTTCAGAGCAGAACAAACAGGTGCAGCACACGTGGCAGTTTGAGTTCGAGCAGCCACTGCTAACCATCACGCAGTTGGATGCCGCGCTGGGCCACGTGATGAAAAAGTTCCAGGAAGGCGTTCCGTCAGAGAATGGCCTGTCGTGGTCTGGTGTTAAGAATGCATTCGCACAGGGGGTCTGACGATGGACACTATCCCGTTTAAACCTGACAGCAAGATGCCGTTTGCATTCCAGACTACCGTGGGCGGTGTCAGCATTTTCGGCACAGTCCCCTATAACCTCTATGCCAATCGCTACTACGTCAGGTTGGCTGACGGGCAGGGGAATGTGCTGTGTTACGTGCCGATGGTCGGCTCCCCAGACGACCACGATATTAATCTGGCCCTGCCATGTGCGCCGGGCACGCTGGTCTATCGGGTCAGCACTAATCAATTTGAGGCAGTCTGATGCGTAGATACAGAATTGAGATAGTGGATGATGAAGGAAACAGCCCACTGGACAGTGACGGAAAACAGATTGGCCCATTCGACACGGCTGACACACCCGGCAGGGGGTTAAACATCGAGTTTGATGCCCTGATCGCCGGACTTGATGTTGTGGTTAGCGGCACAGTGCTCACGATTTACGGCCTGCCGATAACTATGCTCAGGCAGAGTGTTAGCCTTACTGGCAAAACGGTGAAGGTCTATGCGGGGTTTGATACTGGATTGCCGCTCGCAAACCGGGACCAGTTCGGCCTCATCATTAGTGGAAAGGTGTTCAACGCCTGGGCAAACTGGCTTGGCACGTATCAGACCTTGAATCTGCACATTACTCCAATGCCTTTAACAATCAGCACGAAGAAGGAAATCCCCATTACCCTAGACGGGAAGGCTGGAGAAAAACTGTCTGACGTGATGAGGAGAGGGATTCAGGCGGCATATCCGAACTTCAAGAGAATAGATATATTTATCGGTGACGACCTTGTTTTGCCCGAGGATGGTAATGCCCCTTATCAAAGCCTCAGTCATCTATCTACAGTCGTGAGGAGCCTGTCTAAGGCCACAAAAGGCAGCCCAGACGACTATCAAGGTATTCAGATAAGCATTCATGATAACGAGATAATCCGCATTTTTGACGGCACTGCCGCCAAGGATGGCGTGAATATTTTGCCTCATGAGCTGGTTGGTCAACCCACGTGGATAGAGCTCAACAAGGTGTCATTCAAGTGCCCGATGCGGGCAGACTTGAGTTGCGGTGATATTGTTGTTCTGCCTCAGGGGCTTGCGTCAAGCCCGCTCATGGTGAACACAGACAATGCTCGCTCGTCATACCGGGATGCGTCGCTTTTTAGCGGGAAGTTTCTCATCACCTCAGTGCGCCACATCGGGGAGTTCTCGAACCCCGATGGCAGTAATGCGTGGAACACGATCTATGAGGCGATTGAACAGAGAAAGGATGCAGCGTGAGCGGCGCACAAAAAACGCCCTTTGTGAAAGGGCTGATGAATGCGATCCAAACCCAAACTAACGACAGGGTGGCAGTGCAGGGGCGGTCTCTTCCTTGCCATGTAGTGGCAGTTCAGGGGCAGATTGTCACCGTTCAGTTCGACATGTTGCCAGATGGCACGATATACCCAGAAGTGAGGATACCGGTGGCGACTTTTCCATACATCCGGTGCCCCATTCAGATTGGGGATAAGGGGGTCACGGTTGCAGCTGACGTATCTCTGCGCGGGGTATCTGGCCTTGGAACTGGCATGGCTACCAGCTCCCTCACTTTTTCTTTGACGCCGATATTCTTTGTCCCGCTCTCCAATAACGGCTGGTCGGAAGAAGACCCAAACAAGATCGTGCTGTATGGCCCTGATGGCGCCATTTTGAAAACGGAGGACGGGGCCAGTTCCGTTACTGTTGAACCGGGGAAGATAACAGAGAAGGCGGATACTATTTACCTGGAGGCGAAGGATATCTATCTAAAAGGCACTATACACCTGAACGGGCCTATCGTTCAGGATGCCGGCGAGATGGCCGATACCACAGCGAGCTTGATCGGTCCATTGAACGTTGAGAACGATGCGGTTATCAACGGTGTCAGCGTCTCCACGCATGGTCATGATGTTAACGGTGTCGAAAGCGGCAGTAGCACCGTCACTTCAGAGAAGCCTAACGCGGCGTAATTGATACGGGGGTTGTAATGAGAACATGGGGCCGTGTGACCGGCGCAGATGGAAAAAAAGAGTGGATCGCGGTGGAGTCTGATGAAAGCGGAGGTTTCTCATATGGTTGGCTGACAACGTTGATCCAGACGCTCAAGCTCGGCCTGGGTGAATCGCCGTTCTATGCCCAGTACGGTATCCCAGTGCAGCAGTCCATCGTCCAGCAGATTTATCCTGACTACTACGTCAACATGACGCAGCAGCAGTTTGCTGGGTACTTCGCATCGTTGGCGATAACAAAAGTAGATGGGGCCAAAGACCCCACCTATAACATTGATGTTGTGTTTCTGAACGGAATCAGCTATCAGCAGCAAGTTGCCGTTTGATGATAATTAAGAACCGTTTTGGATCATCTTTTTGGGCACTGCTTCTCCAGCCTGGATATAGTCCCCAATAGGTGTGTGCGACTTATTTCGTAGTCTCGAGATGATAGTCTTTTTTCTATGAGGCTTTTGTTATTTTCATTGATTAATTTATTGATTTCACCAATGCTGTACCTACATACCAGATAGTCTCGTTGCTTTTCAGTCACTCCGCCACCTGATTTAATCATTGCAATAGCAGTGTCAAAGTCTAGAATATTGTATGAGTAGTTTAGCGTGCTTAGCGGGTCACCAGCTCTAGAGTAATACAGATTATCAAACTTAATAGGGAATCCTTCGATCGGTATCCCATTTCTCGTTGGAGGGGATACTGAGGTACTCAAGTATGCGGCGTTCATGTAATTAGCTGTTTCATTGGTTGTTTCGCAAAAAAAAGTCCGTCCATATTGATACAGCACATCCTTCATTAAGAACGCACACGCAGACTGAATCATGTTTGCATGATTGTCCAACTGCTTTTCACCTCTTGATTGTGATTCAAGCTTTTTTTTCTCATCAAGCTTTAACTCTTCACTTAACCTACGAGCTTTTGACTGCATCTCGAATAGCTTGTCTTGGCTTACTAAATTAGCTTTTAACTTAATCGGATCCAACAACAAAACACCACGGTCAATGACTCCATCTGAATATTTCACAGCAGTGTCCTTATACCCACCAAAGCTTTCTTTAGGTTTGTCTGTGTAGGGGAAGTGTATCTTGAAAAATGTTTCTCGATCAAAGCAAAGCCGTGTAACTGGTTTTTTTGACACCTTGTTTAGCTCGATAACAATTTCATTGTCATCACCAACGCAATCCACCGTTTTACTATCAATACCAAGATTGGAACATCCATAAAAAATAATGGTTGATAGTAAAATAACTGTTAACCTAATCATTGAAATATCCAAGTAAGGGTAAGTATGTCAGACCTACCAATAATCATGACCACGGCGGGGGCTCAGCCCACGCCACCAAAAACGTTACTCGAGAACCTTATCAATAAAGTTGCTGAAAAAGTACCCGGTTACACTGCTAACTTGCCGGCAGGGTTGATCACCGATCTTGCCAGTACGGCAACCGGTGCGGTGGCTCTTCTGGACCAAACTCGCGTCGATCTCATCAATTCATGCAGCCCATACGGTGCGAATATTCCCCTCCTGATGCAACTGGGAAACATCTACGGTGTGCAACAAGGGGAAGGCACGAATACGTCAGTTTATGTCGTCTTTAGTGGGTTGCCGGGCTTTTCTATACCGAAGGGATTCACTGTATCGGATGGTAACCATCAATATTACGTTGTGCATGATGCGGTGATACCGACCAGTGGGCAGACTGAGCCACTGTATTGTCTGGCGACGTCAGAAGGTTCTTGGGCGGTACCTGAGGGCACGGTATCGCAAGTGATCACGTCGGTACCTAAATCCCAAGAAATCACATGCACCAACCTCACTCCAGGGATACCTGGGACAGGAGAGCAGTCGTACTCATCATATCGCGCCCAAGTAATGCAGGCTGGCATGTATGGTGTTCAAGGAACTCCAGATTGCTTCAGAACGGAGTTGGAGAAGGTTACCGGCGTGAAGGCCAACTTGCTCTCGTTTCGGCAGGGGTCTTTGGGGAAATGGGTTGCAGTTGTTGGGGGCGGTGATCCCCATGAGGTGGCGTATGCGATCTATAAGGCGGTTCCGGATATTTCTGTGCTGACGAATGATGTCAACAATCCATCCGGTAACCCAGTAGAGAAAAAATCAGTAGATATTTCGGTTTATCCGGATACATACACGTTGCCATTTGTCGTTCCATCATCTCAGAATGTATCGGCATTTATTACGTGGAATACCGCGTCAACAACATATATCGATCCCACAGGTATTTCTAATGCGGTACGGCAACCAGTTGCTGATTACATCAATTCCATCGCGGTTGGGAAACCGATAAATCTATACCAAATTCAGGAGATTTTTTTAACTGAAGTAAAGGACCTGGTACCAGCCTCGCTCATATCGATGATCGAAGTGCAAATTGGCATCAATGGTTCAATAAAACCTCCTGATGAAAACTCCAGTTTAGTTTATGGCGATACCTACGCCTATTTCTCTACATCAGCATCACAGATCCAGGTCAACCAATATGATGGCTCCAGTTGAAAAAATCATACCTTCCTATCCTTTTGTCCAGTACCGGGATGATCCGAATGTTGTTGCTTTTTTCGATGCGTATAATGAGATAGCTCAAGAATACCTGGACTCATTGAATGGCTTGAACTTGCCATGTTGGACATCCCCAGCCCTAACAGGGGACTTGCTATGGTGGGTGGTGAAAGGCATTTATGGCGAAGATCGCCCTATGCTGCAAGTTTCTGAACAGGCGATTGCTCGCGGAGCATATGACACCGTCGAATATAATAATATTCCGTATGCTCATTTGAAAAACTATATTCCTGGCTCTTCATCGTATGTGCATGATGACTATTTCAAAAGAATTCTAACTTGGAATTTTTATAAAGGTGATGGTTCCCATTTCTGCATTGACTGGTTGAAACGTCGGATTGCCAGATTTATTCACGGACCCAATGGTATTGATCCTATGTTGCAGCAGACGTTCGATGTCGGTGTGATGGTTGATAGCGGTACTTTCAACATTGCAATCCCAGACTATGGCAACGGGGTAGGGCATTTCCTAAAAGATGCCATTGATCAGAAACTGGTCAAACTTCCTTTTATATATACCTATGAAACAACGGTGGTAGAACAATGATCCTCGGGTTCGGTAATAACGTTGTATCCTCGATAGCTGAGGATTTAACTGCAAGCCAAGAAACAATCCAAGTGATGCCAGGTGCAGGAGCTATTTTCGAAGGGCTTTTAACTTCTGATTTCGAAAATAAATCAACCCCTCTGAACGTTTACGCAAAGATAACCTTGTCAGATGCCGGAGCAACGGTATTTGAAGTTTGCCACCTTATTTCTGTGAGTGGCGATGTTCTGAATGTCATAAGGGGACGAGAGGGGACACTTGCCAAAGGCTGGTCGTTAAATGATGTCATCGCTAACTTTGCCACTCGCGGTTCAGAAAGTGGCTTCGCTCAAATAGCTCAACTTCAGGCCGGCACTTACACTGCTGGCTCTGCTGGTGGGACGGCAAACGCTCTAACTCTGGAATTGCCATCCACATTTTTTACAAATGCCTCAACCGGTTGGGAGTTAAAGGCTCCTCTCATTGTGTACCCGATACACAACAACACCGGAGCCAGCACACTGCAGTTGACGATAGGGGGGAGGGTGTTGGGTACCTTTCCCATATACAAATACAACCTGGAGCCGCTTGATGCTGGCGACATTCTGAAAGATGTAGGATTTGCCTGTTTGCTCGACAGCACGAAATCATTTTTCACCATCATCGGCGTCGGTGTTGGTGCGTTACCTGCGACGGACTACCGACCCCGTACAGACCACCTGACTCTCCAGCAGGGGCCACTGGATATTATCAAAGGCGCCGATTTGAACGACTGCCAGGCTGGTGATTTTGGCGCCTACGATAACTCCACGAGAAACAGGCCGGTACGGGTATTCAACTTCTTTTATTGTGAGACCCTGTGCGTACGTGGCTCCGAGCAAACCCAGTATCTGCTGCAGCGCACCTATCCCATTTCGGGAGCTGGTGCCCACTACTGGCGCAACTATGACCCAGCCAAAAAAGAGTGGTCCCAATGGGTGCAGATTTACGACAGCCTCTATTACCCCGAGCCATCGGAAATTGGTGCCGCCAAAGAAAAGCATGGCCATACACCAGAGGAATGTGGCGCCGCCCCGGTGACACACTCGCATGACTGGTCACAAGTGGGAGCGCCGGAACGCGTAGCCGGTGGACATGGTGAGCTCATCCCCGAGGGGGAGTACAACCAATTACTCAGCCAGTCTGGTTTTTTCAATAACAGCGGCGGCCTCGGCGCCTATGGCGACCCGTTCCCCGGTCAGTGGGCCTACTTCTTTCACAACAGCCACAGCAACCCGGCCGGCTTTTGTGGTTCGCTGGCCATGAACTTCGGTGGGACGCAACTGCGTTACGGGGCGATAAGTGCCGGCGTTGCTACCGGCTGGAAAACCATCTTCACCCAAGATGAACCCCCACAGGTTGACCATATTCCTGGGCTGCAAGACGAGCTGAATGGCAAGTCCAATAACGGTCACCACCACAGCGCCATCGAGGCGAACTGGGACATCATCTCTGATAGTTGGGGGCAAATTGGCACCTACGCATTGGCAGGTCGATTCGATAACGGTGGCCAACTTTCGCCAGGAGATGTGATAGCCGGATCTTCAATCAAATTATGTAGCGCGGAAGGTGTTCTCGTCGGCGTTGCACCACCAGGAACTTGGAAGGCTCTGGGATACGTAAAAGGTGATCGCGATTACGGATCTTGGAACGTCACGTTGTTTATTCGCATCGTGTAAGGATATGAAAATTGAACATTGAAATTATTAGTGCCGCAAATCCTCGCTACGCCGAGACAGACATAGACAGCATTACGTTGGATGTACTGTTTAGCCACCTATCCAAATCGATACCATTCACCGCTCGTAAGGACGACACCGAGGAACATGGCCGCGAACTCTACAGCCGAGCGGTCTTTGGCGAGTTCGGTCCCATCGAGGTGATCACCCCACCACCGCCCACCGAGGCCGAGCAGCAAGCCCGCCTGAATGCGCTGCTCAAACAAGTGTCCAGCGCCATGGCCCCGCTGGAAGATGCCGAGGCGCTTGGCATCATCAGCGACACCGAGCGCGAGCAGCTCACAGCCTTGCGGCGCCTCCGGGTCACCCTCTACCGCTTGCCACAAAGCGAAGGCTGGCCTGCGGTGGTCAACTGGCCGGAACAACCATCCTTCCAATTTTGAAAACGGGGCCCAATGGGCCCTTTATCAACTAATAACGTAGGAGCACGGGATATGAATATCAAAGATGTAGAGCTGATTTGTGGCGATGCTATTAACGTTGCTCGGCAATTTCCAACCGGGTGTGTTGACCTAATCGTCGTTGATCCGCCCTATTATCGAGTAAAAGGAGAGGCTTGGGATAATCAATGGGCTACGCCAGAGGCATACTTGGCCTGGCTGGAAGCCGCTGTTGTGGAGTTTCAGCGCCTGCTGAAACCCAATGGCTCCATCTATTTGTTCTGCAGCTCTCGGATGAGCGCGGATATTGAAGTGATGATGCGTGATCATCTACACCTGCTGAACAATATTGTGTGGGCCAAACCATCTGGCCCATGGCTTGGGTGCCGTAAGGAGGCATTGCGCGGCTTCTTTCCTGCCACTGAGCGGATCATGTTTGCTGAGCAATATGGCTCCGATGGTTCAGCCAAAAGCTGTAGTGGCTATAGTGCTGCCTGCAATGATCTTCGCCGCCAAGTGTTCTCTCCTCTTATCGAGTATTTTAGGGCTGCTCGAGAGGCTTCAGGGGTGACCGCAGCAGACATCAAGGCTGTGACAGGCGTTGACATGGCATCGCACTGGTTCGGGTATAGCCAGTGGCAGCTCCCGAACCAGGAGCAGTATGAGAAACTGCAAACGCTATTTGCGGAACGGCTTGGGCAAGACTACCAGACTCTGACCGAAACCTATCAGGGGCTACATCAGACCTACCGGATGCTGGCCGCATCATATGATCAGCTCAAGGCTGACTTCGATAAGTTGCGCAGACCTTTTGCTGTGACCAAGCATGTACCGTACACGGATGTTTGGGCCTACCCGCCAGTGCAGTATTACCCTGGCAAGCACTCATGTGAGAAACCCGCGCTGATGATGGAGCACATCATCCAGGCGAGCAGCCGGCCAGGTGATCTGGTTGCTGATTTCTTTATGGGATCTGGGGCTACTGGTAAAGCGGCCATCAGATTGGGTCGGAAATTCTTGGGAGTAGAAATGGATGGGGAACGCTTCAAACAGACGGAGCTGGAGGTCAATGAATTGATGTCATGATGGATAGTTCAGAGGCCAAGGATGGCTGGGAACCTTCTTGTGTGAGCAATGCGATCACCCTTGCCGGAGTTGTGACGTTTGATACAATCCGCAGCGGTTCCGAAAAATTGACAGCTAGACACACAAAATAAAGTGTGTACCACGCAATGTACTAACCGTTTGGTTTATGGTGAAACATTATCGTGAAACGCTTGATATAAAAGGAGTTATTTTAATTGCATGTGCCCTTTGGTAGGGGGCACCACTGTATAAGGAAACACACAATGCCAATCATTACTCTGCCTGATGGCAGCCAACGTCAATTTGCCCACGCCGTTTCCGTCATGGATGTGGCCGCGGACATCGGTCCCGGTCTCGCCAAGGCGTGCATTGCCGGTCGGGTAAACGGTGAACTGGTGGATGCCTGCGAGCTGATCGAAGCCGATGCCTCTCTGGCCATCATCACCGCCAAAGACGAAGAAGGTCTGGACATCCTGCGCCACTCCTGTGCTCACCTGCTGGGTCATGCCATCAAGCAACTCTGGCCCCAGACCAAGATGGCCATCGGTCCCGTCATCGACAACGGTTTCTACTACGACATCGATCTCGATCGCACCCTGACTGACGAAGATCTGGCGGCGCTGGAAGAGCGCATGCTGGCGCTGGCCGCCAAGGATTACGACGTCATCAAGAAGAAGGTCTCCTGGCAGGAAGCACGCGACGTGTTCGAAGCCCGTGGCGAGACCTACAAGGTCGAGATCCTGGATCAGAACATTGCCCGTGATGACCAGCCCGGTCTGTATCATCACGAAGAGTACATCGACATGTGTCGCGGCCCGCACGTGCCCAACATGCGTCACTGCCATCACTTCAAGTTGCAGAAGATGTCCGGCGCCTACTGGCGCGGCGACTCCAACAACAAGATGCTGCAGCGCATCTACGGCACCGCCTGGGCCGACAAGAAGCAGCTCAAGGCTTACCTGCAGCGCCTCGAAGAGGCCGCCAAGCGAGACCACCGCAAGATCGGCAAGCAGCTCGACCTGTATCACATGCAGGAAGAAGCGCCCGGCATGGTGTTCTGGCACAACGATGGCTGGACCATCTTCCGTGAGCTGGAAACCTTCATCCGCGGCAAGCTCAAAGAGTACGACTATCAGGAGGTGAAAGGCCCCTTCATGATGGATCGCGTGCTGTGGGAGCGTTCAGGTCACTGGGAGAAATACGCCCAGGCCATGTTCACCACCCAGTCCGAGAACCGCGAGTACGCCATCAAGCCGATGAACTGCCCGGGTCACGTGCAGATCTTCAACCAGGGTCTGAAATCCTACCGCGATCTGCCGCTGCGCATGGCCGAGTTCGGCTCCTGCCACCGCAATGAGCCGTCCGGCTCCCTGCACGGCCTGATGCGGGTACGTGGTTTTACCCAGGATGACGCGCACATCTTCTGTACTGAAGAGCAGATCATGGAAGAGGTGTCGGCCTGTATCCGCATGGTCTACGACGTTTATGGCACCTTCGGCTTCGAGAACATCGTGGTCAAGCTCTCCACTCGTCCGGAACAGCGTATCGGCTCCGATGAAGCCTGGGATCGCGCCGAGGCCGCGCTGGCCGAAGCCCTGGTGCTGAACGGTCTGAAGTACGATCTGCAGCCGGGTGAGGGGGCCTTCTACGGTCCCAAGATCGAATTTACCCTGCACGATTGCCTTGATCGTGCGTGGCAATGTGGTACCGTGCAGCTCGATTTTGCCCTGCCGGGCCGTCTGGGCGCCACCTACGTGGGTGAAGACAACGAACGTCATGTTCCCGTGATGATCCACCGCGCCATTCTGGGCTCGCTGGAGCGTTTCATCGGGATCCTGACCGAAGAGTACGCCGGACTGTTCCCGACCTGGCTGGCACCGACCCAAGCCGTGGTCATGAATATCACCGACAATCAGGCCGATTATGCAGTGAAAGTAGCCAAAGCATTGAATGATGCGGGCCTTCGCGCAAAAGCGGACTTGAGAAATGAGAAGATTGGCTTTAAAATCCGCGAGCATACTTTGAAGCGAGTACCCTTCATGCTGGTCTGCGGCGATAAAGAAGTAGAAGCCGGCAAGATTGCAGTGCGTACTCGTAAAGGGGCTGACCTGGGCACTTATCCTGTTGAAGAGCTGATTGCTCTGTTGACCCAGGAAGTTCAGACCCGCGGACAAAAGAAAGTGGAGGAATAA